TTCCCATCTTTTATTTACGGAATCCCTTGCCTTTTGGGACTTTGAGTCCCTTAACTCTAATCTTCTTTTTATAGAAATGCTGCTAAAAGTATCTTCATTTATTTCAAATAAATTATAATCTTTTATAATACTTTTTACTAAACTTTCATCAACTCGTAAATCATATGCTATACCATCGTATTCAGTTCGTAATACGTTCGTATTAATATACAAATCTTCAATGATTGCCCAGTAAACACCATAGCCCTCCATCCCTTTGCTTCTAATAAGTCTTTTGATTTTTTCGTCAGCTCTTGAGGTATAATCGTGGCTGAAATAAAATGTTTCTTTTTTCATATTGTTTTGTTTTGTTGGGCAAATATTAAAAATTAATACATATAAAAAAAAATATATTTTTGCCAAATGGAAATAATTTTAAAAGGATTAGAAAAAATATCCCTAAATAAATGGTATGCTGGTATGCATTGGACAAAGCGAAAAAAAATGAAAGATAATTATACATTGTTAGTTAAAAGCCAATTTAATAAAACGCTGCCAAAGACAAATACATACAATACAGAGTATCACTTTACATTTAAATCAAGAGCATTAGATGCTTCTAATTGCGTTGCTATGGTTAAGATGATTGAGGATATAATATTTGAAGATGATAGCTATAAAGTAATAAAAAGCATATTAATTACAAGCAAAAAAGGTTTAGAGGATTCAGTTAAAATAAAAATATTTTAAAAAAAAAGTTTGCGTATTAAATATTTGTATATATTTGCAATACAATTAACAACAAAACAAAATGAAAAATTACAGAAAATTAACACAAAAAGAAGCAGACGAAATCGATAACGTAGGCAGCCAACAAGAAATGAATAGTGCTTTATCTAAATACTATTTACAAGTTTATAAGCACAGACAATACAACGAATATACTGGTAAAATGTATCATACTTATATATTAGCCGAATGCAAATATTCCACTTTAGTTAAGGAATTATTTCCAAATGTCGGTGAATCTTTTGACATTAATTATCATTTAGAAAGAGTAGTATAACATAAAACAAAATGATACAAACAATTAATTTTTACGATTTTGAAGTTGGCTTCAAACTTCACAAGCGCCACTACAATTACACTACTGCTGGACTCAGAGCATTATTTAATTACTTTGAACAATTAGAAGATGATATGGGTAGACAAATAGAGTTTGACCCAGTAGCTATATGTTGCGAGTACACAGAGTACGATAGAATAGAAGATTTTTGGTGTGATTATGACCAAGAAGATTATCCAGACATTGACGCTATTGAAAACGAAACAATAGTCATAATGATAGACGAGGAATCATTTATAATACAACAATTTTAATATGAAAGAATCAATTTTAACAGTACTCACATTACTTATACCGTTATCAATAGCGTGTTTTGTAATAGACAAAAAAGAAGCTGCAGCAATTTTATTCCTTGTAGGTTTTTTCGCAGCATTAGAACGAATTAATATAAAATTAAAGAAATGAAACTAACATTTATGGACATTTACGACCTTAGTATTTTAATAAATAAAGAGGTTAGAAGATTAGAGGGTAAAGCAGTTGAGTGGTATGGAGATGACGAGGAGGATAAATCACCCAGCTTAATGGCTCTCGATAAAATAGATAGATTAAAAGAATTAAAAAACAAAATAAATGAAGTTTAAAGAAACAATTTCACCAGAATTAAAAGACATTATTAAGTCTTGCACAAAGGTTGAGCAGCGAAAAAGAGTAGCTACTAAACACCAAATCTCAATTCATACCCTTAATAGCTTAATAGAGGGTAAGAGAAACATTAACGATAATAATAAAGCGTGTATCGTTGAACTGGTAACTAATGCTATAAAAAACGCTAAGGAGATGAATTTTACCCTAATGGACTACTATCAATCTATTAGAATGTCATAAAAAAAGCCCCCAATTAAGAGGGCTTATAATATGAATCAAACAATACGGCAAATCACAACCGTAACAAAACAAGTAGCAAATCAATAAATAAAAAAAAAATAAAAAAACAATAGTTGATAACTTTTTAATTATATTCGCAAAATGAATTTATACACAAAACTAAACGAAGTCAAAAAAGAGATAGGAGCTATCTCTAAAGACTCAACAAACCCTTTCTTTAAATCAAAGTATTTTGATATCAACTCGCTACTAAAGCACGTTGAACCATTACTGCAAAAGAATGGTCTACTATTATTACAACCTATTATGGATGGAGATTTATATACGGAAATTGTAGACATAGAATCTGAGGAAAGAGTAGTTAGCTATATACCATTGCCAGAAATGGATGACCCACAAAAACTCGGAAGCGCTATAACCTACTACCGAAGATATACTCTTCAATCGTTATTAGGGCTACAATCTGAGGATGACGATGCTAACTCAGCCAGTCAAGCAGTTAAAAATCAACCCTCTAAAACTTGGGTAAATGAGGGAGATAAGATATGGAATGTAGCACTTTCTAAAGGTGTTTCTTTAGCAGAATTAAAAAAGCATTATTCAATTAGTGTAGCTAACCAAAAGAATTACGAAGATGCGCTTAAATGAATTTAAAATAAGAGCTTCTGCCTCTGGTAAGTTAATGACAAAGCCTCGTTCAAAAAGCGAGGCTCTGTCAAAGACTACTAAATCATATCTTGAGGAATGGACAAAGGAGCAGATATATGGAGTTAGAAAGAGCATTCAATCTAAATACTTAACCAAAGGCAATCAAGTAGAGGACGATGCTATAATGTACGCAAGTCAAGAATTAGGCTGGTTATTTGCAGCTAAAAATGACGAGTATTTTGAGGACGAATATTTTTGTGGTACTCCAGACGTTATCTTAGATGATAGTATCATAGACATTAAATCAAGCTGGGACTGCTTTAGCTTCCCTCTATTCTATAATGGTATACCTAACAAGGATTATTACTATCAATTACAGACATATATGCACTTAACTGGCAGACGTAAGGCTCAATTAGTATATGTATTAATGAACACACCAGAGGAATTAACCTTTGAAGAGAGTCACGACTACTCAGAGATAAATAGCAAGTATCGTATTAAGACATTTGACATAGATTATAACGAGGAAGATGTACAAGAGATGAAACTAAAAGTAGAACAATCAAGAGAATACATTAAAGGGTTATGGGATTAATAAAGGATATAGAAACAGAGCACTCGGATTATTTATATATCCGTAACATACTTAAAAAAGGGTATACTAATTTAAATATAATCGCTGGTTTATGTCGTAACGTACATATCAAAAATGCTAAAGGTAAAATTCAAAACCTCGTAAGCTGGGGGCAAGTTGAAAAAGTTTTAATTGAGGAATATGGAGATGTAAAAAAGTATAAATATTTCCTAAAAAAACAAAGCCCATCTTATTATTCTGCTGCTGGTATTGACCAGCTTGGAGGATGGCAATCAGAAAACAAATTTAGGCTAAAATTAACCTTTGATAACCTATTGAGCTGCATATCTAAGTTTTACTCAATACCTAAAAGTGAAATATTAGGACGATGCAGAAAGCGAGAGATAGTTATTTGCAGACAAATGTTTTGCTACATTGCAAGAAAGAATATGCCAGACAAGTCATTAAGTACTATTGGGAGGTTTTTAAATCGTGACCACTCAACGGTGATACACTCTATTGATGTTGCAGAAAGTTTAGTAACTTGGAATAAAATATTTGCACAAGAATTTAATAAGTTAAACAATTATATAAAATCAAATTTATGAGAATTAAAAAACAAATCGAACAATTATTGACAGAAAACCCAGAAATGAGAGATAATCCTAAAAAGTTAGTTAGGAGAGCATTACAAGACCTTTACGGAGTTAATGTATTATCAGCTATGATAATAGCTCAATTCTATAAAGAGGTAGAATCTATTATGAGATGCAGTCGAAAGGCTCAATCAGATAATGAGGAGCTAAGAGGCGATAAATGGAGGCATAGAAAATATGTACTTACTCCTAAAGTTAAGTCTGAATTAGGGTATCAATGAAGTTATTTTTTATTGTGTTGAACGTGTTTTTATCCAGCTCTTCGGAGCTGGGTTTAAACAATCCAGACAAAGACTTGATAGAAGCCATTATCTGGGTAGAAAGCAAAGGTAATATATTTGCCCATAATAAGCGAGAAGATGCCGTAGGATGTATGCAAATAAGACCTATAATGGTCAAGGAAGTAAATAGAATACTGGCAAAAAATAATATACCGAAAGTGTATACTTTGGAGGATAGATGGAACAAAGCAAAATCCATTGAAATGTTTTACGTCATCAAATCAAATACCCCTAACCCAACACCAGAAAAGTTAGCAAGAAATTGGAATGGCGGGTATAAGGGTTATAAATGTGGATGCACTTTGCAATATTGGAATAAAGTAAAACAACAATTATGAATAAACCATTTAAAATTACAATTGAACAATACGATACAAAGGTATCAGTACAAAAAAACCATAGTGATGTAAATGGAGTAGAGCTTAAAGAGATGCTAATAACTATATGCTTAGCTGCTGGGTATCATCCAAACACAGTTAACGAAATTTTTAATACAAAATGAACAAACACCTATTAATCTATATTGCCATAGTTTTATCAATCTCATCTATTATATTTATAGACTTGATTAATAAAAGCAAAGATTTGCAGCCAGTAAGGCAACAAATAAAACTAACAAATACCGATACTATCTACCAACAAATAGATAGCTTAGAAATTATATCCGATACTATAAAAGTATATTATGAAAAAAAGGTTTTTAATTACCATATTTTGCCTCGTTCCGAGCGTATTCGCTTATTCGCAGACAGAATTAATAGACAGTAATGGAGATACATTAGTTTGTATCACTTACGAGCAAATGGATAGAATATACATTGAGCTAATCCAGAAAGATAGTTTAATGGCTCAAGCTAAAATAAGCCGTTCTAAGGAGTTTAAATACATCCAGTTAATAGATAGCACCAAAAAAGATATAAATACCCTTAAATCGCATATAAATGCCCTTGAGGAGGATTATTACGAATTATTACAAGCTACTGAAAAGAAACAAGAGCAAATAATTAGGCAAAGAAAAATAGGTCTGGTTATGCTCGGAGTAATAGTTTTACAAGCCTTATTATGAGTTTAATAAGGAATAGCAAACAAGTAAAGCAATCAATAGATTTTACTGGGCTTGAAAATGGTAAAATACACCCATCCGATATAGATGCAGTTTTAGAGTTTGATAACGAGGTTTTAATACTTATAGAAGTTAAAAGACAAGGGAATATAATCCCAATCGGTCAACGGTTATTATTAGAGCGTTTATGTGATAACTGGATAACAAACAAAAGTATAGTTTTAAAGGTAACTCATAATTTTAAAAATGATGATTTAGATATACCTTTAATGTTATGTAATGTTGAGCAGTGTTATTTTAATAAAAAATGGATAAAAAAACAATTACCTTTAAAAGAAGCATTAATTAAAATAGGTAAAAATTGGGATGTGAAAAAAATGATATTATAATTTTAAATGGTCGGCATCCTCTAATTTTAGAAAGGCTACCTCTTTAGTTATTACCTCATAATTATTAAATTGAGTAGTCGCCCTTAATTTCTTTTCTACCCAGATAGGCTCTATTTCGTGTAGGTTAAATGAGTATATACCTTCTGGAGTAGAGTTGATGTAAATAGGAGTATCTAAATGCTTCCCAGTTTCAAAGATTAAAGCATCATATTTCTTTCTTTCCAGCAATAAAGTGTCGTAATGCTTTCGTCTGCATTTTAACTCAATACGATGTCTGAATTTAGGAGAATAGCAGTCCCATCTACTCATTTGATTTTTTGACTTTAGCAAATCTGAATAGACATATTCTTGCAGCCAGTCAAATAAGTCTGCTTCCTCCCAATTATACATTTACCAAGTTCTATGCTTACCTATGTCGTAATGAGTAAAATTAGCGTATATACCTAAGCCACCTTTTTTAATCTTACCCTCTTCCATAAGTTGTTTTATTCCCTCTTGTACCTTAGATGGAGTTACGTTCATTCTAATATCAGCAGCCGAAGCAGTTAAATGTTGGCTTTTAGTAGCTCCTCCTATTTTATTATTATACTCTGGAGTTCTGTAACCACTATTTATCTTAATAGGGTATCCAAAATGCTCTCTAATAATTTCTAAATTATCCATAAGCTCTTGCACATTCTCGTAAAATTCCTCTGGAACTGGTGTACCGTCATTGCAATGAAACTCCTCTATTTTAAAATGCTTACTACTTGGTATCTTTACGTTTTTTGGTTTACTACTTTTTTTCATAATTGATTGTAATTGTGAATATAAACATATACAAAGTTATTGAATTGTACGAAAACTCCTCATCAGCACCCACATACTCCCAGCCTAAAGCAAATCTATCGTGTGGGAAATGTCCAACAATATATATCTCGTAATTCATTATAGTTGCTTTTTTACATCTTTAAGATTGTTAATAACTTCTATCAGCTTTTGTATCATAGAATAGCCTTTTACTGCCTCCCAGCTTTCGTCTATTGACTTTGCTTCATTTATTATTAATGTTAATGCTATAACCTTTGTCGCCATAAACTCAACATCTACAATATTAGATACAAGCGAGTTAATTATGAAGACATCTGAGCCGTAAACCATCATTACAGTTCCAACATACGACAATAGCTTTGGTACTAACCCAGACCTAAACGCTTTACTTGATAATTTTTCACCTAATTTTTTAGCTTTCCATATACCAAAAGCAGTATCTATCATTGTAGATAAAGCTACGATTACGATTATGCCCTTTATAGGGGCAAAGAATAATAGCAAAGAATAAAATATACTACTCAGCCAAATCTTCATCACTCTCTGGTATTACG